AGAACGACGGTGCGCTTCACGGGCTTCAGGTCAGCGGCAGCGGTGAGGCGCTGGATCGCTTTGAGACCGATTGCCATGCAGTTAGTGAGGTAACTAGGTCGATTATACGAACGCAAAAAAGCCCCGCCGAAGCGGGGCCGCAAGGTTCTCCGACCTAAGTTGTAGCTCAGACGAACAGCTTGGAGGGCTGACCCGACAGGCTGAAGTTCAGCGAGGCGGTGATCACTTCCTCGGGGCTGACGCTGATCGAGAAGCCCAGGATCGAGATCGGAGCCTGGATGTAGAGGCTCTTTGTCAGATCGGGCTGGCCGGCACCGAGGCCAGTGCCTTCCACGGTGTTGATGAACAGCCGCACCTCAGCGCCGCTCTGGTTCTTCATCATGCTGTTGGACAGCAAGCGATTGGCCAGAGCTGCCTGGTCGGTGGTGAACTGCACCTCCATAGAACCGGAGCCAGAGGCATAGCCGGCCTGCATGGTGCGGAAGGGCGCCATCTTGGAAGTGCCACCACTGCCAATGCCACATGGAAGCGTTGTAGTATCAATTTCCTCTCTGCTTAAATCGAGAGAAAATGACTTAACTTGACAAACTGCGTCAAACTCAGAATAGTCAATCGCAATGTGATTGGCTGCTCCTGGGGTATTAGCAGTGCCGGTTCCGCCGTCACCCTTTAAGGTCACAGCGTTGGCGATGTCGGTGTCGATAGACACCTGGATCGTTGTGGCAGTGCGGGCTACCACGTAGTAGGTCAAATTTGTTGTCAGGGCTGAATCGAGATTTCCGCTGCCCTCTTCAGAGAAGGTAACGGGGTCACCCACACGGAAGTCGTGGCCTTCGGGAACGGTGATGGAGTTGCCCGCAGGGAAGTCTGAGAAGTCTTCCAAGCAGAACTCAGTGGCCGCCGGTTGGAAATAAACCGAACCATCTTGGCCAGTTAATACAGTCTGGGAGCAAGCTATCGGGATTGTTCTAGCCCCTAATTAAGGGTGGCGAAACAACAAAGAATTGAGGGCGTCACACCCTGCGGGGGCTCAGGGCTACCACGATCTTAGGCACTGGCGCGAGGTTTCTCCACTTGCCTCCTGTTGTTCAGAATCTTGGAAACAGACGCGCGATGGCAACCTAGCTGCTTAGCTATGGATCTCTGGCTCATCCCTGTTTCGCTGAGCTGAAACACCTCAGCCCGATTGATCTTGGGGTTTCTGCCTGGTCCTCTCCCGCGAAGGTAGCGATGCTGCCCTCGGCGATACAGCTCGAGATACTCCCTAGCGCTGGTGGCAACGCCGTTCGCGTTCCACAAAACCAGTGCCTTCCTCTCTTTAGCTGTGAGCTCACTCCATTCATCCGGGGCGAACCCATACTTCCGAGCCACTGCCGTGTGCTTGCGTGTAGCTACCCACTCCTGATAATCCGCGTCGGGGTGCTCCTTTCGCCATTTCACAAAGCGGTCTCGCTCTTGCTTTGGCATGGCTAGGTAGGCATCCACAGGCAAGTTCAATTCAGTGGCCTTGTTTGCCTGGCGGCTGTAGGAACGGCGCTTGACGCTCTCAGAGCTGTTGAGTGCTTCGTAGACACCGGCCTCATACCTAGCGCGGACTGATTGGGCTATTTGTGCGCGCGTCTCGGGGCACACCAAAGCGCCTTCACCCCCTTCACGCTTGTTGAGCAAGTGTCCTGTTCCGAGGGTCTTCCGCCCAAAGCGAGCGACATAGAACTGCTCCCACCGCTTCGCCTCCTCCAGCGTCAGTCCTTGGCGGAGAATGCGGATCCGGCTCCAGTCGCGGGGAACCTTGACGCAGTGGCGCGCCGTCATGCGGTCAGGACGGCTCCCGAGACCGACGTAATAGGGCTTGTTGCTGTGCGTGCGCAGGTAGCAGTAGACGAAGCAGCCAACCGGCTTAGGAAGCTGACGGCGATTGAACGCAGGGCGGTAGGGCATCGGATGGGAAGCGATGCCAAAAGTATGCCACAAAACCGCCCTAACTAGCTAGGGCCCCACCCAGCTGGCCTGGAAGCTGCAGCCCATGCGGGCGAAAAAGTGCGGCCGCCCTTCCAACGTGTAGAAATTCGGCCCGCTCATCGGACGGATACTGGCCCGCACTCCGTTGATCCCCTGATAGCGGGTGCGGTTGATCCCGTTCATGCTCTTGAGGATCTCAGTGGCGATCGTCTGGCACCGCCCGGGCCCCTTGTTCTTCGGGGTGTAGACCTCGACCACAAACGTGCCGCGGATGTTCTCGACCAGATCGCCCAGCACCTCCTCGCTGCCCACGCCGAAGTCGAGGCGCATCCTGATGTGCTCGGCCTCGGTGTCGCTATCGGTGAACGGCTGGTTGTCCACGAACACCGGCACCGGCGGGTTGAGCAGCGCGGCGGCCGTGCGGACGTGATCTTCGTAGACGCGGCGAATGGCTTGGAGGCTCATCGTTTGAATCCGGCGAGGCGGAGGGTTTCGTTGACGGCTTTGCCGATGGTCTCATTGGCCTCGCCGCCGCCCAGGTAGCGATCGAACCAGTCGCGCTCGGCACTGCTGCCGGCCCGCTCCCAGCGATAGCCCTCGGGCCCGGGAACGTGATCCATCGCCACGTCGGCGTATTCCATTCGGTTGCCAATGGTGTAGCCGAGCAGCCGATCATCTGCTGGTGGCACCTGCGGCGGGGTGAGCTGCCTGTTCATCGCTTCGGGCACGTCGCGCCGGCTCCGGCTGGGCACGTCCTGCGAGATCTGGGTCATCCCCGTCTCGACTACCCAGTTCTCCTCGAAGTCGCCCGACCAGTAAGGCCCGCGCTTTTTGAGCTCCACGGTGATGTCGTGGGCCACGCGCTCGGTCGCGAGCGACAGGCCCGAGCGCAGATCCTGCGTGAGCTGCATCAGGGGACGGGCGCGTGCCATTACTGCGGCCTCGCGATGCAGACGAAGAACACCGGGTTGTCACCCCTGTAGGTGGTGACGTCCACAACCTTCGCCTTCTGGGTCTTCCCGTTCTTCGGGATCTCAAACCAGTCCTGGGTGCTGATGTATTCGCCGCCCAGCTGGCCCGGGTCGATCATGATCTTGAGATCGCCGACCTGATACACCCCCTGGTCTTCCTTCGGGTTGACCTTGGTGATCACCGCCAGCACGTTGAGGCGGGTCTCGCTCTCGGTCACATCGCCGGTGGCGGGGTCATAGACGCCGGGCCCGCTCGAGCGCACAAAGACCACGCTCTGACCCCACTGCTGGATCAGGGGGCCAGGGATGGGACCGAAGGTGGTGTCAACGAGGCTCATGAGCGGACCACGTAGGCGAGGTTGCTGGAGCCCACGGCCGTAAAGCAGCGAAGCAGCTCCTTGAGCCAAGGAAATTTCTGCAGCACCAGCGGCGTGGCCGAGGGCATCACGCTCGCGCCGGCTGTCCCGGGGGCGAACTGATCGAACTCCACCTCGAGATCGCCGAGCTTCTGGCGCTTGGTGAACAAGCCCGCCTGACCTGTGGCCGGCGCGGTGATCATCGCGCCCTGGTTCTGGTGGAGCTGCAGCGCCAGCTCGCAGGTGGCTTCAACCATCTGCGGCGGGATTGTCGTGCAGTCCGAAGCGCTGCAGCAACCAGCGGCGGCGAGCTTCCGCGGCCACTGCAACGGCTGCGCGGGATCGCACTTCTCGCCCTGCCAGCAGAGCGTCTCGAGCCAGCGGGTTGCTTCCTGCAGCGCGATCGTCTTCTCGCCCGCGCTCAGCGCAAACCATGTGGCGTGGTTGAAGGTGTGAATGAAGTAGTCGTCGGCCGCTACCGAGTCGAGGTAGCTCCTTGAAGTGGGTAGGGGCATCAGATCGGAACGGCGATGACGGTGTAGCCCTGCTTCTGCAGTCGACGCTTCAGGGCGCGGGCTTCCTCGGGAAGGCAGTCGATGATCGGCACCCAGTCCCGAGGTCGGTTCGACTCCGGCAGCTCGGGCTTTGGATCTAGGTATAAGCGAATCACACCTACCACCAAAGACCTCCTAGCTAGTGGCAGTCTCGCAAAGAAAAACCCCCGCGGCTGCGGGGGCTCGTCCGAACATCCCAGAGGAGTCTCTCAGGGATTGGCAGCAAAGGCGCTGTTGACCGTGAGGCGCACCAGCGGAACCAGCCTTGCGGTCTCATAGACCAGGCTGTAGTTCGCCGGAGTGGCGTAGTCGGTGTTGGCGGGGTTGTCGGTGCCTGAGGTCCAGGAGACACCAGGGATAGCTAGAGCGCCGTGATAATCGGCGGCCAAAATATCCTGAAAGGACAAGATGTTCGAATCGTAACGGATACGAAAATCCTGCTGAATTCCCTCTTGAACTGAACCCGGGGCGAACAGATACACCGGGAATTTG